GGACGTAAGGTGACCATCTTTACCAGTAATGCGGCATTGGACAGGCTGAATTATGACGAGCGGATCACCAACCGGATAAAGGAGCGGACGTATCAAATAGCATTCCCGGAAGAATCAGTCAGGGATTACATAGCGGAGAAGAACAATCAGGAACTTATAAATAATCTAAGAGGCCCAAAGAATGGAGGCGAAAAGGGTTGAATATGACTATCAGGCAAAAGGATATTGAAGCATTGAAAGACAAGCTTAAGATCGGGGATCATGTCACATGCCGGACAGAATCAATAGACATTAAGCTTGGCTATGTGAAGAAAGAGGACAACGATGCGGTGATCGTGAGAAAGCTACCGCACGTTGCACTGGTTGAGTACATGGCGAAGCGTGGAAGGAATATGGTGCCGGTACGAACTGCCATTACATACCGGGAAATATTCTTCCAGCGTAGGGGATTTATTAATCCATTTAGACGGCTTATTGGCCTGGACGATAGAATTGCCGCAGGTAGCAATATGAACGGAATTTGAGCCATCAGCGTGCGCCAGAGAGCGCAAGAAAGGGATAGGAACATGAATAATTTGGAAAAGAACCTTCATGATGAATTAGAGCAGCAACTTGACAGCGGGATCGTAGAGAAAGTACTGCGTGAAAAGTTTGAAAAATGCGTAGGCGATGTGGTAGAGGAAACGTTCCGATGGGGGAAGGTAAAAAAGAAAATCGAGGAAAAGATTGAATCTGCAATGGTGAAATATATCGAACGTAACGATTTCAGTGAATACGTGGTAAAACTGGACTCTGTGCTTACGGATGTGATTAAAAATGCAAGTGTTGACAATGCGAAACTTCTTAAAAACTTTGAACACCTTATGACACCTCCTGAGGTTGAAACCATCAAAGCAAGTGAGCTTTATAAAAAATGGCGTGAATATGTAGCGAAAGAAGTAGATACAGACGGATTAGACGTAAATTATGATGACGGTGTAAGCTACGAACCAGTAGAAGTGTCCATGGAAGTTGAGTTTTGCGAAGAAAGAGACTGGAGCGAATTCAAATATGCCATATTGCGCTTTGAGTGTGAACATGACGAGGGGTTAAATTTTGAAATTAGTCTTGACAAATGGGGTAAAAAAACACTTTGGGATATGAGCTACCGCAAAGAATCAGATATAAGCTCGCTGCGGTATCTGGACGAATTCTCTGTCTATCTTATGAGGCTTAACCAGGCTTTTGTAAAAATAGAACTTGATACAGAGTATGAGAGTGACGAAGTGAGACCGGAAAAAGAGCCGGAGCCAACTTTTTCATAAAGGAGAGCTATGAAGGAACGACACAAACAAATAAAAGACTTCATCGTCCAGTACATAATATCCCATGGATACGCTCCATCATTTCAGGAGATAGGCGAGGGAGTGGGAATAAAAAGCAGGGCAACAGTTTACGTAAATATCCGGCAGATGAATGAGCTGGGGATCATAAAGGCGGTTCCGGTGCAGCCAAGATGTATAAGCGTTCCTGGGTATGAATTTAAGGAGGTTGAGCAGTGACAACAAACCAGAAAATCAGACACATAGCACACCATTACGGCTACGAATCACAGAGCCGCCAGTGCATAGAGGAAATGGCAGAGCTTACGCAGGCTATAAATAAGCTTTGGAGGGCTACACAGTCAAAGTGTAGAGGGGCTGGTAAGGTGGAAATGCTATCTGAGGCCACACAGAGAGTTGCGGAGGAAATAGCAGACGTTGAGATTATGATCGCCCAGATCCAGGAGTTACTTGGGATTGATGATGAACGGGTCATGGGTATTGTGGATATGAAACTGGATCGGGAGATTATGCGGATACGTGAAGCAATGTAATATTTCGGAGTACCGGAAGAAAGGTAACTATGAACAATAAAAAACGTCCTTTTATTTTCACAGTGAAATGGAGAGATTTTTATATTCTATGGGTTTGGAAGATTGCTTTTATATGGATAACGAAAGCTGAACACACAAATCCAAATAATTACTTTGAAACATGGAATGCGGAATTTGCGAAAGCGCTGATATTTGGTAATTATGGAATCGGCATAGGACACGCATTTAAGTTTAATCAGTAAACCAAAGTTTAGCGGAGGAAACAAGATGAAAAAAGAGTTGATGGTATGCACGTGCGGAAATTCAAAAAATGAAATATATGTAGAGTTCAATGGATTTGAAATGCAAAGAATATTTGTAAAATGCCCTAAATGCGGAAAAGAAAGTTTAGTGGCTTATTTAGAGAAAAAAGCTTGAATGAATGTGAGGAAGATAGTTAATTAAATTAATATTTTCGGGATTAACCGAGGAAAGAGAGTAATTATGACAGTAGAACAGATAGCGGTAAGGCAGGAAGTAAGGCAGATGCTTAATGAAGCAGGAATTAATAAGAATACTCTGAAAAATATGGTGAAAGAAGTGTTGCAGGAGGAACTTGAAAAGGCAATTAAGCAGTCTTTGAATGAAACAAATACAGCGAACGCGATATCAAATAAAATTGCACAATGTGTAGATAAAAGTGCAAGAAATATGGTTCGTGAGGAAATCAGAGACAGAGTGAATAGTGTGTTTGGAAGAATGACAATATCAGTAGACATTACGGTCAAAGCACCATAACACGCTAAGCTGAGATTGGTTGGGCCTTTAACTAGGGAGTTAGTATTAACTGAATAACAGAAAGGAGGCGGAAGCCCCGGCCGGGAAAAGATATCTGGCTTCCTTTCAAAAATGGGATTAGAAGTATTTGACAATTATGAGTGTGATGTTCAGATGGAAATACCCGTGATGAACAGTTTCATTAATGCGGATTGCAAGGACATAATGAAACTGTATCCAGACAATTATTTTGATTTGGCTCTATGTGATCCTCAATATGGCTTGAAGGAGCATGGAGGAAAAAACAGGAGTGGATTTGTAACGCAGAAGAACGGTAAAAAGATTTTTGTGC